GCTCAAAGACCGCCTGGCCGAAAACACAAAATCCTTCCGCGACCGCATGGCCGGGAAAGACGCCGTCGACAAGCCCGGTCAATCCGGCAAGACCGCCGACGAAGCCAAAGGCTCAGACAAAAAAGGCGCTGGCGGCCTCGAGGGCCTCGTCACCTCGATCAAAACCCTCCTCGAAAAAATCGAACCCCGCCTGCCCGTCGCCGCACTCACCGCCTAGCCATGAGTTACACGCTGTTCAACTCCACCACCGCCGCCACCGACCTCATCGCCCAGCCCGGCCGCGCCGTGAATACCTTCCCCAGCGGCCTCGTGCGCGTGGACCAAACTTACCTCGGCCTGACCGCCAACGCCACCGCACACCGCGCCACCCTCGCCGTCGGCAACAACATGCCCGACGGCGATTCCTCCCCGTGCATCGACGGCCTCAAAATTTTCCCCGAAGTCCAAGAACGCCGCCGCGAGGACGGTTGGACGGAATACATCGTCAGTGCGTATGGGCGGGTAAACGCCACCGGCCAGACAGAATTTAATTACGAGGTCGTCACATTTTCAGCAAGTTCAGTCACTGGCATCTACAAACAGAAGGTCAAAACGATCAAGCGCGTGCTTCTTGCCACCCAGGAATATGATTTTGCCAGCGATGTCTCTGGCATTGGAGCGCCAGAACTAATTGACGGCTACAATGTTGGAAACTACGGCGCGCTGTGGGACACCGGCGTTCGCAGCTACGAACTCAATAATTTCGGCCATGTTAATGAGCTTACCGTTGTGGTGGCGCCATATAAGAAAATCTCCGTCTCATGACCGTCCCCGTCGATTTTGAAACCAAAGCCCGCGATGCCAAATCCGCCTCCGGCGGAGGGTATCCCGTGCAACTCTCGGCAGCCGATTTGATGCGGAATTTCGTTTACGCCGCCATCGATGCAGACCCTTCGCTTGTCGAGGAAACTACCGGCCAAGGCGGCCACAAAGCACGCAAGCTCAAAATTCCCGCCCTGCCAGGCGGCGGCACCCATGTCCTCGGAGCGGTAGATGGCGCTCTGCAATGGCTCGCCACGGAGGAATGCTGATGCCAAGCCCTCTCTGTGTCCTCTGTGTCCTCTGTGGTTAAATTCCCATGACCCTCGGCCGCACATCCTCAGGAGCCATCAAGATCAAAACCGACACCGAAGGCGGAGGCCTCCGCGCCGTGGGTTGCGCGTGTTGTGGGGGGGGCAGTTGCGGATGCCTAACAACCCCTTCGGCTGTGTTGATTCCAATTTTAGATGCCGCGACATATGCAACATGTAATGGACTGCCTCCTACGAACTGGTCATTTGTAAGTCTTCCCGGCCCTCCGGGCTGGTATGCCGAATGGTTTTATTCTACCATCCACACCCTGCGTTGGTTTTCCGAAACGAAATGCCTATATTTGAGTGGAGACAATGCAGTGAACATCTTCCGCAGCGGAGGAATTGAATGCTGCGATTTGCCGCCGTGCTTTAGCGGCAATTTCACAATTAACGGAGAATCATACCCATTCCATAGCCTTATGTATGATTCGATGTTTCCAATAACTCCACCAAGTTTTGTATTTTGAAGATCCCACAACATGTTTTGGATTTTCGAGCAAAGGCGTATTCGTTTGCATTTTCTAGTCACAACTTCGCACGCTCCGGCTTCACCACCACCCAACCCGAAATCCTCGCCGAGCGTGAAGCAAACTGCCGCGCCTGCCCGGAGTGGGACGCGCAGGCGCTCAACGCCACCGGCCGCTGCCGCAAGTGCGGGTGTAGCACCTGGGCAAAGCTCCGCATGGCATCCGAGCGATGCCCGCTAGGCAAGTGGGAAGCCGTCTCCGTGCCCTCTGTGTCCTCTGTGGTCAATCCCTCCGAGCCTTTGACAGCGCGCCAAGAGCAGCGCGCCGAATGAAATTTCACATCGATATAAACACCCGCCGCTTCGTCCGCTCGGCGGCGGCGGCGATCCCGCTCGAGACGCTGTTTTTCAAGCGGCGCGACGCTTTTGAGGTAGAGGTCGTCTTCGTGGACCGCAGCGGAATCGTGCCCACGCCAGCAGGCACATCGTTTCTGGCTGGCATCAAAAGCTCCTTCGGCGGCGACTTCCTCGCTCTCACGGATGCCGCTGGCGTGCTGAATCTCCACACCACCGGAGTCGAAGCCCTCTTCGCTGCCGAGCCGGAAAAGGTCAGCGCCTATTTCGAGATCAAATCGACCACGATCGGCGAGGAGACCCGCACCCACACGCTGCAAATCGATCTCCAAAATGCCGTGATCCTCGGCGACGAGGGGTTGCCCACATCGTCCCCGAGTTTCAAAGCCACTCAGGCCGAGGCCGAGGCTGGCACCGATAACGAAAAGTGGATGACGCCGCTCCGCACCGCCCAAGCATTCGACGCGCTCATGGCGGCCTCTACATTCATTCACGCCTTCGACCAAAGCCCGGACGGCCTCACCGTTTACAGCGGCCGTCTCGTTAGCGCCGACCTACCCGCGCCGCCAGCCCTGCCTGAGACCGCCACGACATGGACCATCCGCCGCAGCACGCTCAATGCCGCAGGCAGCGTGCTCGCCACGGCCTCCGCCGTGGGCTCATGGTTGAATCGCCAGACTCTGAGCTACCAATAACCGCGCGCGAAGCCGCTCCATAAAAGACTCGGAAGGCTTTTTTGACACGCCGCGACGGGCAGCGGCATGAAACTTTTCTTAGACAGAAAAAAGCGCGAGTTCGTGAAATCCACGACCTCGAATGTCGCGCTCGAGCACCTCGTCCTCAAACGCCGCGACCTCGTTCCGCTCGAGTTCATCTTCGTCGAGAACGGCGCAGCCGTCACGCTCCCCACCGGCACCGAGATCAAGTGCGCGCTCAAGCTCGCTTTCAACGATGCCAATTTCCTCGCGCTCGCCACCGGAGCCTCTCCCACTCTTGATCTCAATACGGTCCCGCTCGAGGCCGCCTTCTCCACCGGTGCCGCCGCACTCCAAGCCCTGATCGAAGTCCGCTGGCTCGTCCCTGGCGAAACCCTCCGCACCGCGACGCTCAAAGCCGAGGTGCAGAACAGCGTCATCCTCGGCACCGAGGGCACCCCGCAGTCCATGCCCGATGGCAAAGCCTCGCAGGCCGAAGCTGAGGCCGGTCTCTCAAACGAAAAGTGGATGACCCCGCTCCGCACCGCGCAGGCCATCGAAGCCGCGCAGATCGTTCACGAATACCCCACTTTCTCCGACTTCCCCGCCTCAGGCCGCCTCCACCGCCTCTACCTCGCCGCCGACACCGGCACGATCCACCGCTGGACCGGCAGCGCCTACACCTTCGCGCCCAGCTCCATCGATGCCGGCACCTTTTGACAGATCACCCTAACCAAAACCCAACCAAATAAAACGCCATGCCTGCCAACCCGCCAAAAATCCAAATCAAACGCGGCTCGACCGCTCCAGCTAACAACGCCCTCCTCGTCGGAGAACTCGCCGCAGACCTTTCAAACAAGGTCGTCTACATCGGCCAATCGAACGGCACCGCGCTCGCCATCGGCGGCGAGGGAGTCTTCGCCACGAAAGCCTACGCCGACTCCGCCAGCTCGAGCGGCAACGCTGCCACAGCCACCAAGCTCCAGACCGCCCGCACGATCTCGCTGAGCGCCGATGCCACTGGATCCACGAGCTTCGACGGCTCCGCAAATGCCGACATCGCCGTCACACTTGCCAACTCTGGAGTCACCGCAGGCACTCACACCAAGGTCACCGTCAACGCAAAGGGCCTCGTCACCACTGGCGCGAATCTCGCCGCCACCGACATCCCCACGCTCACATCTGCCAAAATCTCGGACTTCGACACCCAAGTCCGCACCAGCCGCCTCGATCAAATGGCCGCGCCGACCGCTTCGGTCAGCCTCAACAGCCAAAAGATCACCAGCCTCGCCGATCCCTCCGCGACCACCGACGCCGCGAACAAAGGCTATGTCGATACCAAGGTCTCCGACTTGGTCAACGGCGCGCCAGCCCTCCTCGACACCCTCAAAGAACTCTCCGACGCCATCGGCGGTGACGCGAATTTTGCCAGCACCATCACCACCTCGATCGGTGAAAAGCTCGCCAAAGCCAGCAACCTCTCCGACCTCGCCGACGCCAGCACCGCACGCACCAACCTCGGCCTCGGCACCATCGCCACGCAGGACGCGAACAATGTCTCGATCACCGGCGGCGCGATCTCCTTCGTCACCATCTCGGATGTGACGATCGATTGCGGCACCTACTAAACCACCACCAACTCCGCCGGGGCCGCACCACAGCGCCCCGGCGGCCCATTTCTATAAATGGCCTCTCCAGTTTTCATCCCGAAAAAAAGCACGATTGCTTCAAAGGTCCCGACGACCTCGGACCTCCAGTTAGGGGAGATTTGCGTCAACCACTCGGACCGCAAAATCTTTGCCCGCCACCCGAACGGCACCGTCTACCAACTCTCCGGATCCTCAATCGGCGACACCGCCCCCACCAACCCCGGATCCGGCCAAATCTGGGTCGACACAACCACCCTCCGCCTCTTCGTCTGGCATGACGACGCATGGGTGGAGTTGAGCCAAAGCTACCTCGGCACCCGCGAAGCCCGCAGCGAATGGGCCTCGCCCTACCATTACCTCGGATTCGCCACCTCTGGCACCGCAGAATCCGCCACCTCTTGGGCCATCACCCGCACCACGATTTCCGCCTCCGGCGAAATCACCGCCGAGCAATCCGCCGTCGGCGCGTGGTCGAACAAGGGAAATTTGAATTATGCTTAGTCCCCTCTACGGCCAACTCTCCCCCCTCCGCGTGCCGACCTCGATGCGCTTCATCTCGAATGACGCCGATGTTGTCGCCTATGTCCTCGCCGTCGAGGCCGCTGATGGGCAGCGATTGGAAGACGGCGTAATTTCCGCTTACGACTCCTTCATCACTGGCTGCAAAGGCGACAGCATTTGGACAGCCCTCAAAGCGTCCTGCATTCTGGCAGGGGCGCGCACGCTTTCAGGAGCTTTGGTGCCACTCGTCGGCACGGCCCCCACCAACTCAAATTTCGTGAGCGGTGACTACAACCGCAAAACTGGTTTGAAAGGAAATGCCAGCACCAAGAAACTCAATGCTAATCGACTCGACAATGCTGACCCGCAAAACTCAAAGCATCTGTCAGTTTACCAAACCGAGTCCGAAATTCGCAATTTAACCGGCAGCATTGCCAAAACAGCGATTGCGGCTCCAAGTGCGACAACCTCAAGCGAGCTTTTAACTTTTAACACCGGGCGTCGATTCCGCGCCAACTCTGCCGCCGCCTCCGCCACAGATAGCGTCAGTTCACTTTATTTCTGGGGGGTCAGCCGCAGCGGCGCAGCCGCTCAAGCCATGCGGTTCA